GTTTCAGATACCACTTGCGAGCCTCGCTTGTCAGCTCCGCTTCCATAATGACCACGTTCAGCGTCCAGCCGATTTTCATTGCCAGCCGGAGGAGTGTTTGGTCATTTTCATAAGTCCGATAAAAATCGCGCATCCTGCGCACGTTGCGCGGGGAAAAGCCTGTGCGGTCAGGGAAATTTACCTGCATGAACTCTGCGGCTGCGACTGCCGCACCCTTTTCCGGACGCTGGCTGATAGCCTTTCCAATGGCGTAAATCTCGTCCATCTGCGGAAGATTCTGTGCAAGAATTGCGGTCAATTCCCGGTACATTGTGCCGTAATCCACAGGTTTTCTGACGTTCATAGCTTCTCCTTTCCGCGCTGGTGCGCATCATATATTTCGTCGTTTTGCGAATAGCCTGCTACAATATTTTGTGGTATGATTGCTTCGTTCGTTTGATTCTTGCGAAGGGAGAGCAATCATGCAGTATACTGATAACGAAGCCGCCCTGATCGGCGGTCTGATCTCAACTTATTTCTTTCAGCCTGCCGTATCTGCGTCTTTGAAGGACGCTTACAGCCGCGTCTTGGAGCATTTGCACCAGAATGCTCTCACTTCTTCTGACCTTCAGCAGATCCGAAAGGCTGTGAATTTTCTGATGCCCATGTGCCAATCCAACCGGCAGACCCAGCGGGAGCTTATGGGTGTCAACGCAAGGACAACGGCGCTACTGAATACATCGCGCTGACAATCCCAATTATTTACAGGGCAAAGAAAAACGCAGTTTCTATGACCGCACCTTTCTTTGCCCTGTTTTATAATATCCGCACCATCTGCTCATAAAGCATGACGTACTTTTCGTCGATAATTCGGTTGTCGTGGTAGTGCCCGAATAACCAATAGTGGAACTGGCTGCGGTTGCGGATTTCTTCCATGAAGTCCGTCAGCTTGTCCGGCTTGAAATCGGCGTTGATCTTCTGCTGAATCGCTGTTGGCGCGCAGTGTGTGACGATGTAATCGACCTTCCAGGCCAACCGTTCCAGCGTCTGCCGGGCTTCCGCATATTCTTCATCGGACGGCAATTCTCCCTCCCACCATGAAATGTGGTTGATGCGAAACTGTCCGCGATTGCGGCGCAGAGAATTGTACCGTTCGTAAAAATCCGGGCTGTCCATGTCCAGAATCCCGTCCGCAATGTCATGGCTCCGTGCGCCGCCCATCGTGAAGAAAGTGCGGCCTTGCAGATCAAACGCCTGCCCGCGCATCAGGTGAATGACGTGTGGGCGGATCTTATGCACCTTTCCGCCGTGCCATTGCTCCACAGGATATTCGTTCAGCGCATCGAAGTTTTCATGATTGCCGTCCAGGAACAAGACAGTGAACGGCAAGGCTTCCAGTCGGTCGAGCTGCGGATCGTCGCTCTTATCGCCATGCCAAACAAGCCCTGCGTCGCCGCAGACGATCATGTAGTCGCTTTTGGTCATCTCCGCTTGCTCCGGAAAGTATTGCGGCTGGAATCGGAGTGCGTTACCGTGAAGGTCACCTGTTGCATAGATCATTGTTTTCACCTCTTAAAAATGCATCTGCATTGGATCTGCGTTTTCTGCCATTCCAAGCTCTGCCTCGGTTGCCGTCCGCAGCCCTTGTCCATAGCGCGTCTGCGCGGTAATCAGCCGACCATCGGCAATAAGCTGTTCGATTCGCTCTCCGACATAACCTTCCGCGATATATGGTCCGGAATGTTCCCAGTCTGTAATGCGGCGAATTGCGAACTGCCGTCCAATGAGTGCGGCGATCGAACCTGTGTGAAAGAGATTCTTTCGTTTTGTCTTGCAGGCTACCAGAATTGCGTTGTCAATCTCCTCCGTCTGCGCTTGCAGTTTTTGGCGATATTCCTCATCCGTCAGGTCAAAACATTCCCTGCGCAGGTCTGTACCAAGAACACGGAACGTAGCTGCACTGGACAGAAGCCGCTGCAGCTCTGGAATATGTTTTTCCTGCATCACGCCGCTGAACAGATCCGGATGCAGATACAGCGCGTCTTTCCCATTTCGTACCGTATCACAATGACCGCTGTGCAGCGGCATTTCTTCGACCTGCCATCCGGCATCACGGAACAGCTTGCGCGTTTCCGTGCGGAATGCAAGCTGCGAAGCATCATCCGGCCAGCCCTGTGAATATGCGCTGCGGATCGAAATTCCGATCTCGCGGTATGTCATGTCTACTTTCCCTCCAGTCGTTGCCTGATTTCTGTGCCGCCCTTGATCCGCACCAGAATTTCGTCGGCGGAGAGGACTGTCACGCGCTCTACGGTCTGGCGGACAGCGTTTTCGTTCCATTCCGTGATCGTCTGTGCGGTGTTCTCTATGGCTTGCTCTGCCTGCTTCATGCGGGTGCAGACGCGGTCTGTGTCGGCGCTGCTTTGCAGGATTTCTTCCTTCTGTTTTTTGAGCGCAGTCTGCTCGGTCAGAATTTCAGCGAACTGTGCATTGCAGGCTTCCTTATCTTCGGCATCAATGGCTTCCGCCAGCAGGCGATGGAACTGCTCGTCGAGCTGTGTCAGACGACGTTCAATATCGGCAAGGCTCATCGTCTGCCCCTGCACTGGCAGAAGTTCAAGAGATACTGCATTTTTAATAAGGTCGAGCAGGGCGGGTTTATTGCTCATGGCGGAGTTGATGGCTGCCAGAATTGCATTTTGCAGTGGTTCTTCCTTGATCGTCGGGGAATCATGGCAGTATTTTGTGCCATAGTTCAGGCGGCTGGTGCAGCGCCAAACGGGATATTTTCGTCCACGGGATGTCCATGTGCATCGGCGGTAGAGCGTGCCGCACTCGCCGCAGACGAGTCGGTCCGATAAGGCGTATTTGCTTGTATAACAGGATCGACCAGTTACGGCCGTTTTGGACGGGCTGCGCAGGGCGCTCCGACGTGCCATTTCTGCTTTCACTGCATTGTACTGCTCCCGGCTGACGATGGCTTCATGGTGATCGGGCATATAGTATTGCGCCATCTGACCGACGTTCTTAATGACCTTCTTGCTGATCACATCTGTCCGGAATGTTTTCTGGAGCAGCACATCTCCACAGTATTTTTCATTCGTCAGGATACTCTTGATGGACGTCGCTGTCCATTTTGATTCTCCGAGAACCGTTTTGATCTGATTTTCTTCCAGCCAGTCTTGCAGATTCCGCAGGCTGGCGCCGCTCTCATATCGCTTGTAGAGTTCGCGCACGATTTCTGCCTGTTCTGGTATGACGCGGAATTTGCCATCTGCATCTTTTTCGTATCCATAGAGCCGGTAGCAAGGGATTTTCAGTGTTCCGACCTTTGCGTGCATCTGCTTGCCGCGCCGGATGTTGCCGGAAATGGACTCGCTCTCGGACTGCGCCATCGCGCCGTACATCGTAATCATAAATTCGCTGTCTGGCGGTAGAGAATTGATGTTTTCTTTTTCGAAGAGGACTCCGATGCCGAGCTGCCGGAGAATGCGCGTATAGTTGATGCAGTCGAGCGTATTTCTGGCGAAACGCTGAATGGACTTTGTGAGGATGAGGTCGATCTTTTTCTGTTTGCATTGGCGGATCATTCTCAGAAATTCTGTGCGCTTTTTTGTAGACGTGCCGGTAATGCCTTCGTCGGCAAAAATGCCCGCCATCGTCCATTCTTTGTTGGACATGATCTTGTCCGTGTAATATTCGCACTGGGCCTCGTAGCTGCTGGCCTGTTCTTCCTCTTTTGTGGAGACGCGACAATATGCCGCGACGCGGAGCTGCTTTGTGACCGTGGTCGTTTGCTGCAATTCCGGCTTTGGCGGAATGATAATGACGCGCGGTTTTTCGTCTGTCATACCAAATCGTCCTTTCCGATGATTTGCCCGTTTTTAAGCTGCAAGCGCACCGCCTGTTGTGTCACCAGCACAGCGGAGACGGTGCTTTGCAGCAGCTCCGCGTTGAGTTCTGCCGTGCATTCGAACGCCGCGAACAGCCGCCGCAGACGCTCTGTTTCATATTCCTCGTTGCCAATGGCATCATATTGTTCCTGTGCCAGCTTGCAGATCAGGCTTCTGGCAGTGTCCTCGTCGAGCGGTTGGGTGTTTAGAACGTCATCCAGCTCGATCTGCGTAGTGCTGTGTATCGGTGGAAGCTGTTTCTCTGGCTGCGTAATGCGCTCCGGCTGTTCCGCCAGCCTGCCAAGCAGGTGCGTGACCTGCTGTTCGATCTCCGATGTGGGAGTCTTGGAACAGATACGTTTGAGCGCCTTTTGTGCAGGTGTCCGCTCCGGCAGGCGCTGCTTGGTCTGACGCTTTTCTGCGGCTGCTTCAAATAATTTTTTGTCAACTAAATTTGGATAACTGTCCGCGCCAGTATATTTGGGATTCTCCAAAATTCGGGCAACCATGTTCTTGTTCCAGCTCTTGCCCTCGTCATAGACGGGGCCGGTCTTTCTCATCTGTTCTGCGATTTCCTTCAGCGACGCGCCGAGCGTGTATTGCAGGAAAATGTCCTGCACGGCTTTTGCCTCTGGCTCGTTTCGGACGATCTCGCCCATGCGCATTTGATACCCAAACGGTAGCTTCCGATTTCCCATTACCGCTTCGTCCTTTCAATCTGTTCTGTCAGCTCCAGACCATTTTTCAGCCGGAAGCGCAAGCGCTCGTTGCTGTCCACAATGATCTTTTCTACAAGCGCATCGAACAGCTCCGCATCAAACCGGTCGAGGAAGTCCGGCCCATCCTCCAGCGCGTCCATGAGATCGCGGGTGCGGTCTGCCAGATCGTTGCTGTCGGTGTCGAGAAGCCTTGCCTTTTCCTGTTTCAGCCTGCGGAGCTGTTCGCTAAGCTTGTTGTGGGAAGATATAAAAGTATCAGGATCAACGCCGCCCGCCTGTTGAAGCTGGGTTAGGAATTGAACCTGACTGAGTGCGTCCGATATTTTCTTGTTGAGGGAGATCACGTCCTCGCTCCAGAGCATCCGACTGTAGCGGATTTTTTGGAGGTTGGAGAGCATTTGCGTGAAGATGGGGTCACCGTGGTGCTTGAGTTTGTAGTACAGACGGCAGAACGCCTGCTCAATTTCACCTGTTGGAACTGGCCGCAAATTGCACGTTTGACTGTCTTCAAAGTGCTTTTGGCAGACCCAATATTCCTTTCCGCTGGATGTTTTCCGCTTTAGGGAACATCCGCATCTGGGACATTGCAGCAGTTTCTCATATGTACGTTCTTTGCTTGATGCGGTTGCTCTTGTGTCGCGCCGTTTTAGAAGCGCCTGTGTGCGCTCAAATACATCTGGCGTAACGATTGACGGATTGATGTTATAAATGAACCGCTGTTCCCGTTCGCCACGATTCTGCATCTTCCTGTGTGGAAAAGTATCTGTTGTATAGAATTTTCCAAAAAGAGCGTTGCCTGCATATCGTTCGTTTCGCAGAATGTGATAAACAGTAGAACCTGCCCACATCTCTACATCTTTTCTTGTTGGCAAATTCGCCGCGCGCAGTGCGTCGGCAATTTCTTCTCTGCTGTTTCCATTTAGGAACATATCGAAGATCTGCCGAACGACCGAAGCCTCATTTTCTTCGATGACCAGTTGCCCGTTTTGCAGCCTGAAACCATACGGCGCTTTGCAAGTATTGAACTTACCGCTCTCCATTCGCTTCTGGTAACCCCACTGGACATTTCCTGAAATGGACTCGCTGCCTTTCTGTGCCAGCGACGCCATGATTGCCGTGACCATTTCACTGGACACTCTGGCAGTATCAATGCCCTGTTCCTCGAACTGAACGCTGACGCCAAGTTCCTTCAGTTCCCGGACGGCCGCAAGACAATCTTTCGTATTGCGGGCAAATCGGGAAATACTCTTGACCAGAATGCGGTCGATTTTTCCTTTCCGGCAATCCTGCATCATGCGCTGGAAATTCTCGCGCTTTTCGACGGATGTGCCGGTGATGCCTTCATCGGCATAGATGTCGACCATTTCCCAATCCGGATTGCTGGAGATCAGTTCAGAATAGTATTGATTCTGCACGCGGTAGGAATTGAGCTGATCCTCACTGGAGGAGCTGACGCGGGCATACGCTGCGACGCGCAGTTTTCGTGCGACGATCTCGTCGTGCGCTGGGATTACAATGACGCGCTGCTGTTCCAGCGCAAGGTTTCCGCTGGTCTGCTTCTTTGCCACGTTCTCACCCCCCTCTGTAGCAATACACACTACCATACCATCGGCGCAATAGCTATGACCAAAACGGAGAAAAATCAAGCGTAAAGTGTGAAATTTGCACCAAGCTCGACAGCGATCCGCCGTG